GATCAAATATTACGCGCCGCAGACAGTTGATCTTTCTGGAGTATCAAGTCGTGGTGGTGACTTTGCGAAAGATGAGCTTGCTCAGTTAATGGACAAGCCGAAAATTACTGGAAGTGCTGTGGCCGAATATAAAAAGGTTGCGCATGGACGACCAGCCGTTGCTTTTTGCGTTTCCATTGAGCACGCAAAGCACGTTGCGGATGAATTCAAAGCCGCCGGTTATCGAGCGACTGCCGTATCCGGTGAATCAGACCCAATTGAGCGAGACGCTGCGCTAAGCGGGCTTCGCGATGGCAGGTTAGATATTGTTTGCAATTGCGCACTGTATGTGGCCGGAGTAGATGTGCCATCTATCGCTTGCATCATCATGTTGGCACCAACACAATCTCTTGTGAAATATTTGCAATCAATTGGTCGTGGGCTTCGTACGCATCAAGGAAAAGACTGTTGCATCGTTCTCGATCACAGCGGGAACCTTGAAAGGCATGGCCCTCCGGCTTTGGCTAGAGAGTGGAGCATTGATGGAAAAGCAAAGCGCAAAAGCAACAAAAAATCAGAGGTGTCAGTTAAGACATGTCCAAGTTGTTTTTCAACTGTCGCATCATTAGCGACACACTGCGGATGCGGCCATGAATTTCAGCCAAACACACGAGTGCTTGAACAAGTCGACGGCGAACTTCAAGAAATCGACCTGCAAGCCGCCGCCAAGGCAAAACGCATGGAGCAGGGGCGAGCGCAGTCAGAGCAGGACTTGGTCGCAATCGGACGCGCTCGAGGCATGAAGCGGCCAGAGCTCTGGGCAAGACACGTTCTCCGTGCACGCCACGCAAAAGAGGCCCGCCGTGTCTGAGTGCCTTGGATGCCAGCGATGCGAAACAGGGCCGATGGTGACGCTCTCGGACGGGCGCAACGTCTGCAACTTCTGCGAGGATTACCGCGAGGAGTGCGAGGCTCGCCATGTGATCTCGTTGCCAAGCAAATACGATCGGCGCGAGTACATTGATGGCATCACGAAAAAACGTGGCGAGGCGGCTGGGTTGCGGCTGGCCGAGGTGGTTAAGAAATTGTGGGCGGTGCGATGACTGAAAAAAAACTATCAGAGGCTGACTTGATGCGCTCTATCATGCTGGCGCTCTCTGCCGATGGGCACATGGTATTTCGCGGGAACGTGGGTTTATTCTTCACGAAAGACGGCCGGCCGGTTAAGTCTGGGCTGCCGGTTGGCTTCAGTGACCTCTTCGGCTTCACCAACGATCGTCGGCCATTTTTCCTCGAAGTCAAGACGGAAACGGGACGAATCTCTGCAGCGCAGCACGCGTTTCTAAACTCAATGCGCAACCGTGGCGCTCTTGCTGACGTCGTCCGATCGGTAGATTCTGCTCTGTGGGTGTTGCGTAAACCGCAATAACCATGGTATATTTTGTTCGGGGCTTGGCCTGACTAGCTATCAGGTGACGAGGCATGACCCTGGCGAGTGCTGCCCCACTTTTTCGCCAGTTTTGAGAGCCAGGTATGAATGCACAACAAGAATTTAGAGACGCCATTGCCGCAGCGGGTTTAACACCCCCTGACGAGATCATTGGCGACGGGAAAATCCAGCGGTTCAGCTCAAACGGAAACCCGCGCGACAAGGCGGGCTGGTACGTTTTCCACGACGACGAGCGACCCGCTGGCCGCTTCGGATGCAACCGGTCGCAAATCGACGCCACATGGTCATCCAAGAACAAGCGCGAGTTCACGCCAGAAGAAAAACAAGCGTGGCGCAAGAAGATGGACGATGCCAAGTCCCAGCGCGAGGCCGAGGCAGTACGCGAGCGCGCTGAGTGTGCACAACGTTCGGCACAGATGTGGGAGCAGGCTCAAGAGATGAGCCACCCATACGGTGTGCGCAAGCAGGTCGGAACCGAAGGAACACGCGTATTGAACGGAGAGTTGCTGATTCCATTGAGGCATGGCCCTGGCGCTATTGTTGGCCTCCAGCGCATCGCAGAAGACGGTGAAAAGAAATTCCTGAAGGGCACACCCATCACCGGCGCATACACGGTGCTCGGCAAGCCATCCAAGCTCGGGCCGGTCGTAATCTGCGAGGGCTGGGCCACGGGTATGTCAATCCGAGCCGCAACGGGCTACTGCGTGGTGGTGGCATTCAACGCGGGCAACATCAAGCCGGTCGCCAAGAAAATACGCGCGGCGCTCCCAGAGGCCGAGATCATCATCGCAGCGGACGACGACGCCTTCACGGTACGGCCAGCAGGCCACCCACAGGCAGGAGAGCCATGGAACCCTGGCGTCTTGGCGGCGGTCGAAGCGGCCACAGAAATACGCGCAAAGATAGCCACACCTCGATGGGAAGACGAGCGCGGTAAGGGAACGGATTTCAACGACCTGCATATCAGCGAATCGCTCGAATCAGTAAAAACCCGTATTAACAGCGCAATATTCGTTGCCGCACCTGATAATCAGCCAAAGGTCAATGCGGCGAGTGACCTGCCTCCGACCGGCCCGGCAGCGGTCGAGAAAGCGAACAACCCCGCAAGCAGCGGTGCCGTGTTCTCTCAATCGGTAGCCGCTGCACCCACTGAAGCGCTGCCAGCGCCTTCCTCGCAGATGGTGGACTATTACGGCTGGCTGCCAAACACCAATGACAAAGGCAAGCCGTTGGCAACCATTGAGAACCTGAACGAAGTCCTGCGCCGGTTGAACGTCATCGTGCGCTACAACGTGATCAGCAAGGAGGAGGAGATTCTCATCCCTACCGTTGGCTTCAGCATGGACAACCGGCAAAACGCCAGCCTCTCATGGCTGATCTCGGAGTGCGCCAAGTTCAAGATGCCGGTCGACCGCGTGCCGGACTTCGTGACCTACCTTGCAGACCAGAATCAGTACAACCCAGTGGCGCAGTGGATTACAAGCAGCCCATGGGACGGGCAAGATCACCTGGGCCAGCTGATCGCAACGGTGAAGGCTAAGAACGAGGCCAAAGACCCGCGCGTTACGGCCATGAAGACCGCATTTATGACTCGCTGGCTAATCTCCGCGGTCGCCGCAGCATTCAGGCCAAACGGCGTCTCAGCCCATGGCGTGCTGGTATTTCAGGGCGCGCAGTACATCGGCAAGACAAAGTGGTTCAAAACGCTCGTCCCAGACACCCTCGGCGTGCTCAAGGACGGAATGCTCCTGCGGCCAGACGACCGCGACAGCGTCATGAAGTGCGTCTCAAACTGGCTGGTGGAGTTGGGCGAGATCGACGCCACGTTCCGCAAATCAGACGTGGCCGCGCTTAAATCATTCCTGACAAGCGACCGCGATATCTTGCGTCGAGCTTATGCCCGCAAGGAGTCCGCATACGCCCGCCGGACAGTATTTTTCGCCAGCGTGAACCCCAAGAATTACCTGCACGACGAGACCGGAAACCGACGGTATTGGACGATCGAGTGCGAGTCGCTTGACCATGATCACACCGTCGATATGCAGCAGTGCTGGGCTCAAATCTATGAGCAACTGTACCTGCCTGGCGAGTCTTGGTTCTTGACGCCGGACGAATTGGACGCGCTAAACACGCACAACGAGGAGTTCACAGTTATCGACCCGATTGAGGACTTAATTACTAATTCGCTTGATTGGTCAACGTCGACGGTCGAGTGGCTTTGGCGTACACCTACTGAGGCACTTATGGCCATCGGCAAGCAAAACCCGACAAAGGCCGACTCAACAAAGGCTGGGATGATTATTCGCAAATTGAACGGTGGTCTGACAAAGAGGGGTAAAAATACCCGTTTATTGCATATTCCTCCTGCCAAGGTGTACGGTGTACGGTAAGGTGTACATAAAAAATGTCTTTGATTTATATAGTCTTTTTATATACCGTACACCACCGTACACCTATTAAGGTAGAAATAGAGAAATATAAGGAGAGCATAGAAAATGGGTGGGCACGATCACCAGCGCGAGAAACGCGTAGCCTATATGGAAATCGGTGTACGGTGTTGACGGTGGTGTACGGTAAGATGTGTTGCAATAATTGCAATACAATGATTCCGAAAAGTAATACTTTTACGAAGGAGCAGTGATGGTCGAAATCAGAATAAACACGGACGAGATTTCCAAGCAACTGCGCTGGTATCAACGCGAGCAACTTCCGTTTGCAACCTCGCTGGCGCTCAACACGGTAGCCAACGACGTGGCCGCTGACGTCACCGCATCCATGGACATAGAGCTGGACAAGCCGACACCGTTCACCAAGATGGCTTTCATGACAAAGTCCGGCAAGTTCAAGGGCAAGCGATCAAGCAAGCATGACCTCAAGGTGTCAATCATTGCCGACCCAGTGCAGGCCGAGTACCTGCTATTCCAAGTCGAGGGTGGCATCCGTAAGCCAAAGAAGCAAGCAATCCTTGTGCCGACACTCAAAGCACCAAAGGACAAATACGGAAACATCTCACGATCAACCCGCCGCAGGTACGCACATCCAACGGGCACGCTGTTCCATGCTGGCGAACGCGAACACAAGCAGCCAGGCGTTTACAGGCGCTCACGTCGCTCCGTTGTCGAGATGTTGGCGTCGTATGAGTTGCAGACTGAATACAAGCCTCGCTTCAACATCTACGCGACCGCAGCCAAGTCGGTGCAAGCCAACTTCAACAAACGGATGGTCGAGGCGTTGACCCGAGCACTCAACACGATGAAGAGGTGATGCAATGAGTTATACACAGAGTTATCCACAGACAAACAAAGATATAGACCCCATCGCGGTTCCTCCTGTGGATAAGTCGGAGCGGGTATTTCGCGACCCCGATATTCACCTAGCGACAAAGTATTAATTCACATTTTCATTTAAGGAGAGATCATGCAAATTGAGCAAATTGAAATCGAAAGCCTGCTGCCTTACGCACGCAATTCCCGCACGCATTCGGACGAGCAAACCGCGCAGATTGCCGCGTCAATCAAGGAGTTCGGGTTTACCAACCCCGTCCTGATTGACAACGACAACCAGATCATCGCTGGCCACGGGCGTTTGATGGCCGCGCGTAAATTGCAATTGAAAGAGGTGCCGTGCATCCGCCTTGGCTACCTGACCGAGACGCAGAAAAAAGCCTACGTCATCGCGGACAACAAATTGGCGCTGAACTCAGGCTGGGACGAGGAAATGCTGGCGCTGGAAATTGCCGAGCTCAAGGACGAGGATTTCGACATTGACTTGCTCGGGTTTACCGATGATGAGCTCGCTGGCTTGGCCGACCAAATCGCGGAAGAGGTCGAGGGCTTGACCGACGAGGACGAAGCGCCAGCCGTACCAGAGGAAGCGAAAACGAAGCCTGGCGATATTTACGTCATGGGGAAACACCGTTTGATGTGCGGCGACAGCACCAGCATCGCAGACCTGGAGCGCCTGTGCGACGGCCAACCGGTGGACATGTGGCTGACCGACCCGCCCTACAACGTGGCCTACGAGGGCGGCACCAAGGAAAAGCTCACCATCAAAAACGACTCGATGGGCGACGATCAATTTCGGCAGTTCCTGCGCGACGCCTACACGGCCGCCGACGCCGTCATGAAGCCGGGCGCTGTTTTTTATGTTTGGTACGCCGACGTCGAGTCCTACAACTTCATTGGCGCTGCTCGAGACACAGCTTGGAAAATCAGCCAGATTTTGATCTGGAAAAAATCCAGCCTGATTTTGGGGCGCAAAGATTACCATTTCATCCACGAGCCCTGCCTGTACGGCTGGAAGGAAGGCGCTGGCCATCTGTGGGCATCCGACCGCAAGCAGACCACCATCCTTGAGTTTGACAAACCCACCCGCAACGGCGAGCATCCAACAATGAAGCCCGTTGCGCTGTTCGAGTACCAGCTGCTCAACAACACCAAAGGAGGTGACATCGTCCTCGACTCTTTTGGTGGCTCCGGCACCACCCTGATTGCAGCCGAGAAGAACGGTCGCGTGGCTCGAATCATGGAGCTGGACCCGAAATACTGCGATGTGATTGTGCGCCGATGGGAAGAATTCACGGGAAAAAAGGCCGAGTTGATTGCAGCGGAGCAGGCCGATGGCGACGACAGTACCGCTTGAGACGATTTGCAAGCTGCTTGACCTGACGCCACAGCGTATCAACCAGCTTGCAAAAGAAGGCGTTATCCCTAAACTGGAACGAGGCAAATACGAGCTCGTTCCGGTTGTGCGGGCATACATCCAATATTTGCGGATGGGGAATCTGAAAAAAGACCTTCCAGAAGACGACTACACCACCCACCGGATGCGGCTCACGCGTGCGCGTGCCGACATTATGGAGATGGAGAAGGCGCAGATGGAGGAAAAGCTGATTCCAGCTGGCGACATTGAGCAGGCGTGGATTGAGGCGGTGACGAATATGCGGGCCAAGATGTTGTCGCTACCGACAAAGGCCGCTGCCGAGGTTTTTTCGTCCGAAAGTTTGCAAGAGGTGAAAACCGTATTAAAAGAACAAATCTATGAAGCTCTCAAAGAACTCGAAAACATCGAAATCCATGTCAATAACCCTATCAGGTCATCAGAGCCTGAAGGCGGTGTTGACGAGAGTATTCCAGAGCCTGCGCCCGCCGCCGGACCTAAAAATAAGCGAGTGGGCGGACGAGTATCGAAAGCTGAGTCCTGAGTCTTCGGCTGAGCCTGGCTCATGGGACACAGCTCGGGCCGAGTATCAGCGCGGCATCATGGATGCTGTGTCGGACACGACTGTGCGAGAGGTTGTTGTGATGACCTCTGCACAGGTTGGAAAAACTGAAATCTTGAACAATATCGTTGGCTACCATGTATCACAAGACCCAAGCCCGATTCTCGTTGTGCAACCCACCCTTGATATGGCGCAGACTTGGTCAAAAGATCGACTGGCTCCTATGCTGCGTGATAGTCCAATTCTTAGCAATCTTGTTAAAGACCCTCGTTCTCGCGATTCAGGCAACACGACTTTGCATAAGGTATTCCCTGGTGGTCATATCACTGCTTGCGGTGCCAACAGCCCTTCTTCTCTTGCTTCTCGGCCTATCCGTGTTGTTTTGTGTGACGAGGTTGACCGATATCCTGTGTCGGCTGGCTCGGAGGGCGACCCGATAAGTTTGGCCAAGAAGCGTGCGACCACGTTTTGGAACCGCAAAATTGTGCAGGTGTCGACGCCTACCAACAAGGGCGCAAGCAGGATTGAAATGTCATTTGAAGAATCGGACAAGCGAAAATTTCACGTGAACTGCCCGCACTGTGCACACCAGCAGGTCATGGCGTGGTCGAATGTGAAGTGGGAGCAGGACAAGCCGGAGACGGCGAAATACGCATGCATTAGCTGCGGTGTGCTTTGGGAGGAATCGGAGCGCATCAGGGCGATTCGTGGTGGTGAGTGGATTGCGACTGCGCCGTTCAATGGCGTGGCTGGTTTTCATTTGTCTGCCATGTATTCGCCGTGGACGCCGCTGTCCGACGGTGTGCGTGATTTTCTGGAGGCCAAGAAGCAACCTGCAACGCTCAAGGTATGGGTTAACACCTATCTCGGTGAGACTTGGGAAGAGCAAGGCGAGCAGGTGGATGATTACGAACTATCGAACCGCGCGGAAGACTGGGGTGATGTGCTGCCGGCGGACGTTTTATTGCTAACCGCTGGTGTCGACGTTCAGGACGACCGCCTAGAGGCAGAGATTATTGGATGGGGCAAGGATGAGGAAAGCTGGTCCGTTGCCTATAAGACAATCTACGGCGACCCGTCCGCGCCTGTCGTTTGGCGTGACTTGGACGAGTTCTTGGGGCAGTCGTTTGAGCACGAGTTTGGGCAGGATTACATCGTGCGTGCGACCTGCATCGACTCTGGCGGCCACCACACGCAGCAGGTTTACAAATACGTGGCTCCGCGCGAGGGTAAGCGTATATTCGCAATCAAGGGCGTTGGCGGAGAAGGCCGTCCTTTGCTCGGCAAGCCAGGGAAAAACAACATCGGGAAAATCAAGCTGTTCCCCGTTGGGGTGGATACGGCCAAGCACTTGCTTTTTTCTCGGTTCAAAATTGCAGAGCCTGGACCTGGCTATTGCCACTTCCCCATTGGCCGCGAAGACGAATATTTCAAACAGCTTACAGCCGAGAAGATCGCTACTCGGTATCACAAGGGCTTCGCGCGGCGCGAGTTTGTGAAGACGCGGGCAAGGAACGAGGCGCTGGACGTGCGCGTCTACGGCATGGCCGCGCTGGCGCTGCTGAACGTGAATTTAGCGAACTTGGCCAAGCGTGTGGAGTTGACGCGGCAGGCTGATGCGGAGGTGAAAAAAGACAAACCGCCGGTCAGAAAACAGAAAACGGGTGGATTTGTCAACGGCTGGCGCTAAAATGCGCTAGACTCCCCAAAACTACAGGTGGCTTATGTCTAACCTTTTTGACGTTTCCAACGCTCCAACGATTGAACCTGAAACGGTTGTCGCTGGTGACTTTATCCAATGGAAACGCACCGATCTTGGCGCTGATTACCCGAACACGGCATACACAGCCACCTATGTCGCACGCATCACTGGCGGCGGCAACACAGAGGTGCAAGTAACTGGCACTGCAAGCGGTAGCGATTACTTGTTCACCGTATCAAGCACGACAAGCGCTGATTTTGTCGCAGGCCTATACCATTGGCAGCTTGAGATTAAGCGCAACTCCGACAATAATCGAATCGTTGTCGACCGTGGTTATTTCAACGCTATTGCTGACTTGGATGTAAACGGCGCTGACCCGCGCACGCATGCTGAGATTATGGTGGCCAAGATCGAAAGCATCTTGGCTGGCAAAGCGGATTCAGACGTTGCGAGCTATTCCGTGGCAGGACGAAGCCTGACGAAAATGTCATTCAGGGAGTTGATTGAGGCTCGTGATTACTATCGCTCCGAAGTTCGCAAAGAACAGATCGCCGAGCGTGTTCGTCGTGGTCAATCAACTGGCGCGACAGTACAAGTACGATTTGGGGGTAATTGATGGGGATTCTTGATATTTTTTCCCGAAAAAAGAAGGTGACGGGCAAGCGTGCTTATGCTGGCGCAAACGTTGGCCGTTTGTTCAGCGATTTCATGGCTTCATCGAAGTCGCCTGACCAAGAAATCCGAAGCGCGCTGCTTATCCTTCGCAATCGCTGCCGAGACTTGGCCCGCAACAACGAATACGCCAAGCGGTTTTTGGCGCTGGCGAAATCAAACGTTGTCGGCGACCGTGGCGTGACGCTGCAAGTGAAGGCGCGGAACGACAACGGAGCCATTGATTCATTTGGCAACAAATCAATTGAGGACGCATGGTCTAAGTGGGGCCGCAAGGGAACTTGTACGGTCGATGGCCGTATGTCATGGGTGGACGCCCAGCGCTTTTGGGTCGAATCGCTCGCGCGTGATGGCGAAGTGCTTGTGCGCAAGGTAACTTATCCGAACCAGTTTGGCTTCGCTTTAGAGTTCTTAGAGCCTGATTTGCTCGACGAGAACTACAACGACGACTTGGCCAACGGGAACGTGATTCGCATGAGCGTTGAGCTAGACCCGTTCCGCCGTCCCGTGGCGTATTGGTTGCTTACCAAACATCCTGGCGACGTGAGCCAGTCATTGGCGCTGGCAGGCCCACGCGTGCGCATTCCTGCCGACAAAATCCTGCACCACTATCTGATGGAGCGTGCACAGCAAACGCGTGGCGTGCCTTGGATGGCTCCCGCAATTGCCAGCTTGAAGATGCTCCACGGTTATCGCGAGGCAGAGCTTGTGGCCGCACGCACTGGAGCGTCCAAGATGGGCTTTTTCACATCACCTGCTGGCGATGGTTTTACGGCGGACGATTTTGACGACAAAGTGCCTGTTATGGAAGCCGACCCAGGCACATTCCACCAGCTCCCACAAGGTGTGGACTTCAAGGCATTTGACCCAACCCATCCAACGACAGCGTTTGCCGACTTTGAGAAGGCAATCCTACGCGGCATCGCGTCCGGCCTTGGCGTTTCATACACAAGCCTCGCAAACGACCTAGAGGGCGTGTCTTACTCGTCGATTCGCCAGGGCACGATTGAAGACCGTGACCAGTGGAAAGTGATGCAGGACATGCTGGTGCAGCACTTCGTTGAGCCGGTCTATCGCGACTTCTTGGCGTCGATCATGGAGAGCCGATACATCACCATCCCGAGCACGCGTTTTGACAAATTCGCCGACGCCACCGTATTCCGCGCGCGCGGCTTCCAGTGGGTTGACCCGCTCAAGGAAATGAACGCAGCGGTTGTTGGTTTGAATAACGGAATCTTGTCGATGCAGGATGTGGCGAACCAGTATGGCCGCGACGTCGAGGAAACATTCGACCAGATCAAGGCAGAGAAAGAGCTGGCCGCAGACTTCGGAATCACATTTGCGTTCCAGCCTTTTGGTCAAAAGCTGCCCGCACCATCCGAGCTTTCTGGGGATGTAATTTCTCAGTGACTCGGTTAGAATTCCGAAAAATCGAATATATTTCGTTCCAACAGCAACCGAAAGGCAGCAAATGACCGATCAAGAACGCGCCGTGGTGAGCCTCTCTGTCCATGTGGACACTGAGGACTTATCAGAAATCATCGAATCACAGGCAGAGGCAGAGGCGACCGTCATTGCTGCAGAAGCAAATGCGCCAGCCGAAGCCGAAGTCGTCGAGGAAATTCCTGTTGAGATGGACGACATGCGCAAAGCAAACGAGCGCATGACCCGCGCAGACGCAATGGAAGCTCGCGTTGATTCCGCAGAAGACCGACGCGTGTCCATGTCGATCTCCAGCGAATCCGCTGTATCCCGTTACTATGGCGACGAAATTCTTGACCATAACCCTGAATCAATCGACTTGAGTTTTATGAACTCAGGCCGTGCGCCTTTATTGCTCGACCATGACCCGTCGAAGCAAATTGGCGTGATCGAATCTGTATCCCTCGATGGCTCGGCCCGCAAGTTGCGTGCGACAGTTCGTTTCGGTAAGAGCGAATTGGCTTCGGAGGTGTACGGAGACGTCGCCGATCAGATTCGCGGCAATGTTTCCATCGGTTACTCAATCTCCAAGATGGTGAAAGAGGCCGACGGCAAAACATACCGCGCGACTGCTTGGCGACCTGTTGAAGCGTCTATTGTTTCGATTCCTGCCGACACGTCCGTTGGCGTTGGTCGAAGCGAAAGCGTGAATACAACCTCTGAAGCTGTTGTTGAAGAACAACAAATTACCACCCCTGTGGAAGTGGCACAACCAGAACCCGCCGCCGAAGCAGAACGCAAGGAAACACAAATGGAAAACAATGTGAATGTGGCAGTTGAAAGCCGCGCTTTCGACAAGCCTGTGCAAGCCGAAGTTGGTTTGACACAAAAAGAAGTCCGTCAATTTAGCTTTTTGAAAGCTATCAATGCGATGGCCAACCCACAAGACAAACGCGCATGGGAAGCAGCTGCTTTCGAGCGTGAAGTGTCTGAAGCAGCCGTGAAAACTTATGGCCGCGCCGCACAAGGTATCTTCGTTCCTAACGACGTTATTTTCGGCAAGCGTGACCTGACTGTTGGCACTGCAAACGCTGGTGGCTACACCGTTGCGACCGATTTGATGGCCGATTCGTTCATTGATATGTTGCGCAACCGATCTGTTGTTCAACGCGCTGGCGCTACCGTGATGAACGGTTTGGTCGGCAACGTGGCAATCCCCAAGCAATCAGCTGGCGCGACTGCTTACTGGGTGGCTGAGTCTGGCGCTCCTACCGAGAGCCAACAAACTCTGGCCCAAGTGACCATGTCTCCCAAGACTGTTGGCGCTTACACCGACTTCAGCCGCAAGTTGATGCTCCAATCCAGCATTGACGTTGAGAGCTTTGTGCGCCGTGACTTGGCCCAAGTCATCGCCTTGGCGATCGACGCTGCCGCCTTGTACGGTACAGGATCCAACAACCAGCCAACAGGTGTGAAGAACACTTCTGGCGTCAACACCAAAGACTTCGCCGCCACTACCCCCACATTCGCTGAATTGGTGGCAATGGAGTCTGAGTTGGCAATCGACAACGCAGATATCGGCACAATGACATATCTGTTCAACCCAGCCCAACGCGGCGCTTTGAAGACTACCGAAAAGTCCAGCACATCCACTGGTCAATTCGTGTGGGAACCAGGCAACACCGTGAACGGCTACCGCACAGAAGTGTCGAACCAAATCACTGCCGGTGATGTGTTCTTCGGCAACTTCGCTGACTTGCTGCTCGGCTTCTGGTCCGGCCTCGACCTGACCGTTGACCCTTACAGCAACAGCACAAGCGGCACCGTTCGCGTGGTGGCCTTGCAGGATGTGGATATTGCAGTTCGCAATGCCGTGTCCTTCTGCTACGGCGACGCTGACTTGGCGTAATCAACAGGGGGGCTAATAACCCCCCTTCTTTTTGGAGCTCCATATGAATAATTTTGGTTATAACGCAACCGCTGTTGCTTTGATTCCAACCGACACCATTTCGACAACCACAACAGGCTCTGCCATTGACTTGGTCGAATACGATGGTGAGGCTGCTGTTATTTTGAACTGCGGCGCTGGCGGTATTGGTGCGACTTGTGACGTCAAATTAACGCACAGCGATACATCTGGCGGTTCATACACCGATGTTTCTGGCGCTGCATTCACCCAAGTTGGTAATGCTGCAAGCCACCAGAAAATCAGCATTAACACAAACGAGATGAAGCAGTTTGTAAAGGCTGTTTGTACCGTTGCAGGTGTTGCATCTTTTGAGATCGCCGTTTCATTGGTCGCTGTTAAGAAATACCTGCCATGACGCAAGTTTTATTCACACGAAACACAATCACAAGTCAAGGCAAAGCCCGTGTTGGCGATGTTCTTGATCTGAATGATTACGAGGCCAAGAGCCTCATCAACTACGGTCGATGCGTTCTGAACGCTAGTGCACCAGTGCAGCAAGCCGACGAGCAAGCCGACGAGCAAAGCATAAACATCGACGAAATTCAAGATAACGGCTTTGATGCTGAAGACTTGGAAAACACAAGCATCGGCTTGGAATCGTCCGACGGAGAGGCTGTGATTCGTCGCGGTCGTCCTAAAAAGGCTAAGTAATGGCAGTCGAAAGCGCCGCAGATCGTTTGGTTTTTCTGGCTGACTTTGGTCAGTCGGTGACGTACACCGTTCAAGGCGGATCTGCGGCAACGATCACGGCAATTTTCGACAACCAGTTCATCGAGGTTGACTCTGGCGGGACCGTTGGTTTTGCTGTGCAGCAGCCTCGCTTAACCTGCCGCACGCAGGATGTTGTCAATTGCACAGAAGGCGACACGTTTGTCATTTCTGGCGTGACGTACCTATCGCGCATTGTGCAGGATGACGGCACAGGGATGACCGAGATCGTCTTGGAAAAACAATGAGCCACATCCGAAAAAAAATCCGTGATGCGCTTGTCACCGCTTTGACAGGCCTGACAACAACCGGCTCGCGCGTTTACCGCAGTCGTGTCTATCCGCTCGAATCTGGCAAGCTGCCTGGGCTTTGTATTTATACGAAGTCAGAGGAAGTGGTGAACTCGACGCTTACGCGCCCACGCACGCAAACGCGCCAGCTGGAAGCGGCTGTTGAGGCGTATTTGATGGCCAACACAAACTTCGACGACACGCTTGATACCATTGCGGTCGAAGTTGAAGAGGCGATCTACTCCAATGCCGCATTGAATGCGCTTGTGAAGCAAATCAACATCACAGGATTTGAGGCCGATTACTCTGGAGACGGGGAAAAGGTTGTTGGCGTCGGGACGTTCAGCGTCCAGATTATTTATTCTGCAAAAGAAAACGATATCGAAACCGCCGCTTGATGTGGCAAAATACTGGAACTTGAAAAGGGGCTAAAAATGGCAACTCACACCGGCTCAGAAGGCACAATCAAAATCGGCAGCGACACCGTTGGTGAAATTCGCAGCTACTCCATCAGCGAGACAGCAGACACCATTGAAGACACATCGATGGGCGACGCATCACGCACATACAAAACTGGCCTCAAGAGCTTCACGGCTTCTGTGGATGTGTTTTGGGATGAGAATGACGCGGGTCAGACAGCATTGGCCATTGGCTCGACTGTGACTTTGAACGTCTATCCAGAAGGCGCAAGCACAGGCGACAAGTATTTCACTGGTTCTGCAATCGTCACAGGCTTGACCGTCAATGGCTCATTTGACGGCATGGTCGAGGCATCATTGACATTGCAAGGAACTGGCGCTTTGTCACTTAGCACTGCTTCCTAATGAAGGCGATCGATCAAGCAAAGGCACATTTCAAGACCCTGCAAACCAAGACCATTGAGGTCGCGGAGTGGGGTGATGAAAATGGGCCAATGATGATTTATGTCGAGCCCTTCACTTTGAAGGACAAGGCAAAGCTGCAAGCGGTCACAAAGATTTCTGGCAGCGAAATCGACGCATTGGTTGAACTTGTCGTGATGAAGTCATTAGACAAAGACGGCGAGAAGCTGTTTACTATCGAAGACAAGCACGCGCTGCGCAACGCTGTTGATTCCCGTGTGTTGGAGCGAATCTCTACCGAGATCATGCGCGTTGACTTTGGGAGTCTTGAAAAAAACTAACGGAGACTCCTGAACGCCAATTTATGTTTTTTCTTGCTGAGAAATTACATAAGACAGTCGCAGAGATTGAGGAAATGAGCGTTGAGGAGTTCACCGAATGGCAGATATGGCTGAAGATTCAGCGAGAACGGAGCAAAGATGGCAGCGCAAGACCTAAAAATTGACATTCTTGCGACAGATAAAACTGGTGCCGCATTTCGCTCTGTTCAATCCGGCCTAAAGCAAGTCGACAGCGCCACCTCTGGCGTTAGAAATGCAATGGTTGGCCTCGGTAGCGCAATTGCAGCGCTCGGGGCCATCACCTACGTCCGAAACGTAATCAACATCGCCGACAGCATGGATGAGCTGTCCAAGCGCACCGGTATTGCTGTCGAGACGCTGTCTTCGCTGTCAAACACGGCTACATTGGCAGGTTCTAGCCAAGAGGAACTTGGCAGCGCACTTATCAAGCTGAACAAAAGCATCGCCGAGGCTGCTTCTGGCAGTAAAGAGCAGGCACTTGCGTTTGAAAATCTTGGTGTATCAGTTAAGGACGCAGAGGGAAATATTCGTTCAACGACAGACGTATTGGCAGACATTGCCGATGCGTTTTCGCGCGTTGATGACGGGGCAGTCAAGACGCAGTACCAAATGGCGCTGTTTGGTAAAACTGGCGCAAACCTTAATGAGTTTTTGAGCAAAGGCTCTGCTGGAATTAAAGAATTTGGTTCTTCAATCAGCACAGAATTTGCAGATCAGTCGGCTCAGTTTAATGACAGCTTAGATTGGCTGACACAACAAATCCAAAAGAAGATTGGTGAAAAGGCGCTTCCTCTATTGCAGTTCTACAACAAAGAAATGCAAAAGGTGATGAGCATTGAAAAAATGTCACGCATTGGCGGTGGCCGAGGCATTGTCAACCCAGAGGTTGTCAAACCAGATTCTTTGACACTGAAGCCAATCGACCCATCAATCGCGAAGAGCGCCGAAGAAGTATCCAAGAAGCTTCGCGACATAAACGACGAAATCCTGAAGATGACGCAGGGTGAGAATGAACTTGCATTGGCTCAATTCTCACGCATGGAAGGCGTTACAAAGCCTCAAATTAAGCAGTACGAAGAACTGTTGCGCCAGAAGGCTCTACTTACAGCACAGGACCGAGAGCTCGAAGCCGCAGGTCGAGAGGCTGATGAGCAGGCAAAGAAGGCTTTTCAGGAAAAACTTGATCGTCTCAGCAAAGGTAAAAAGATCACGGAGGAAATGCGCACTCCAATGGAGGTTTACAACGAAACAATCAGGGAGTTGAATGTTTTGGTGAATGAAGGCGCTATCTCTTGGGAAACTTATGACAGAGCCAGCGCGAAGGCTTTTGAAGATTTCAACAAAAACACAGACCCTGTAAAAGACCAATTAGCCGAGCTGAAATACGCAGCAGAGGGTTGGGGTCGTGATTTCACGGACATTATGACCAGCGCTGCAATGGGCGCAAAAGTGTCCTTCGCAGATATGGCGAGCTCAATTATTCGTGACCTCGTTCGCATTCAAATTCAAAAGGCGATCACAGACCCACTGGTAAAGGCGGGAACTAGCTATTTGGATTCTTGGCTAGGCACGGGCAAGGTTGATGGCGCGCGCGCTATGGGCGGGCCTGTAACGGGCGGGCAGTCGTATCTTGTTGGTGAGAATGGGCCAGAGATATTTGTTCCAAACTCGTCCGGCCAGATCAATAACGACCCATCCAGCGGAGGTGGCGGTGTGACTGTGCACCAAACGATCAACCTGTCGGCTGGCGTGTCTCAGACCGTGCGGGCCGAGGTTATTGGCATGATGCCGAGAATCATGGAAGCAACAAAGGCCGCGGTCGCTGATAGCAAGCGTCGCGGCGGCTCATTTGGAAAGATGATGGCTTGATATGGCTGTGACATTCCCACTAGCAATCCCGACTAACAAAGGCTTGGCCAAAATACGCCTGACTGCCAACAACGTGGTTGGCGTCTCTCAGTCGCCATTTACCGCAAAGCAGCAGGTTTACAAGTACACCGGCCAGTTTTGGGAGGCTGATATTTCGCTGCCACCAATGAAACGCGCTGACGCCGAATACTGGATTTCGTTTTTGTTGAAGCTGAACGGCTCGTATGGCACGTTCCTGCTTGGCGACCCAAACGGCGCAACCGCTCGCGGCGTGGCCACAGGAACGCCGTTGGTGAAAGGCGCAAATCAGACTGGAGCAGACCTAATCACGGACGGCTGGACACCTAACACAACGGGTATTTTAAAGGCTGGCGACTATATCCAGCTTGGCACGGGCTCCACATCATTACTGCATAAAGTCCTAGACGATGTGAATTCGGACGGTTCCGGTAATGCCACACTCACTCTGTGGCCAGACCTGCGCACGGCTCCATCTGACAACGCGGCGATCGTTGTAAGCGCACCGAAAGGCGTGTTCAGGCTCACGGCAAACCAGCAGGCTTGGGATATCAACGAGGCAACGTTTTACGGCATCACATTTGGCGCAAGAGAGGCGATCTAATGTCACGCACGCTCCCATCAGCGTTGGCCACAGAGTTTGATGCAGACCAACTCAAGCCGTTCTATGCCGTTGAGCTTTTGTTCGATTCTGGCGACCTTCGGTTTTGGACGGGTTACGGCGACATTACGGCCAACGCAGAGACATGGAATGGTGCAGGATTGGTGATGAGCTTCTCCGAGGTTGCAGAGGCCACGGACTTGTCAGCAAACGGCATCACGATCACGTTTTCAGGCCTTGATTCGTCGATTGTGTCCGTAATGCTTGGAGAGAACTATCGAGGCCGTTCAGCAAAGATTTACCTCGGTGCGCTTGATGCAGAGAACCAGCCGGTTTCGGATATGTATCAAGTGTTCGCTGGACGCATGGACATTATGTCTCTTCAAGAAGATGGCCAGACGGCAACGATCTCCATTTCTGTTGAAAACGTGCTGATCGACCTAGACCGTTCAAGAACTCGAAAACTTACAAACGAAGAACAATTAGATCGCTTCACTGGTGATGAATCACTTTCTGGTGTTGCACAATTGCAAGATCGGCAAATCGCGTGGGGTAGATAATGGGATTCAGTTTAGGCAACGTTTTTAAAGCAGTCGTCACGGCGGTTGTCGTTGCGGCGGCTGTTTACTATCTTGGACCAGCTTCAATCAGCGCTGGCGGAACTTTCACGGCATTTGCAACAACAGCTGCCGTCACCGCCGCTGCCGCGTCTAGCGTTTCTCAGCTACTGGCCGAGACACCAAAAGAATTCGATCTAAGCGCTCAACTTCGCGGTCAGCTCGTATCGTCACGCCAAGCGGCAGGCGATGCGATGGTTGTTTACGGTAAAACACGCGTTGGTGGCACGATCGTCTATATGGAGACAACAGGCTCTAAAAACGAGACGATGCACATGGCCATTGCAATGGCCGGACACGAAATCGACAGCGTACAAAACGTTTATGTTGCTGATGAGAAATTTGCGCTGACACCAAGTGGGAACATCTACACGATCAACTATAAAGGCAGTACAACGGCGATCACTTTTGATTATTTGACCGGCACCGCATCACAGTCCGCAATGGAATTGTTTGCTGGGACAACAGCCGCCGCATACCAGTTCAAAGGCATCGCAACGCTTGGAGCGACACTTGTGTTTGACGCCGATAAATTCCCACAAGGCCTGCCAAACATCACCGCAGAAATCCAAGGCAAGAAGGTATACGACCCTCGCACAACGACAACGGCATATTCGACCAACGCCGCGCTATGCATCCGCGACTACCTGACAGACGCCGACTACGGCTTTGGCGCGACCAGCGCAGAGATTGACGACGATTCGTTTATTGAAGCCGCAGACGTATGCGATGAAAACGTAACGCTAGCAGAAGGTGGCACAGAGAAGCGCTACACGATCAATGGAGCTTTCAGCTCTGGCGAGAAGCCAAAGGATGTGCTCTCAAAGATGCTCACGGCCTGCGGTGGAAATCTTGCATATATTGGCGGCAAGTGGACTTTGAAGGTTGCTGAGTACCGCGCACCAACAGTCACGTTGACTGACGACGACTTAGTTGGCGCAATTGCTGTTCAGGGTTCACAATCCCGTCGTGACATTTTCAACGCGGTCAAGGGTACTTATTCGGATCCTGACGCGCTGTATCAGTTGAGCAGCTTTCCGCCTGTCACGAACTCTTTTTATGAAGCTCAGGACAACGAGAAGATTTGGAAGGATATCCAATTCCCGTTCACCACATCGGTGGCGACTTGCCAGCGTTTGTCAAAGATTGACTTGGAAAAATCACGCCAACAAATCAGCGTGAACTTGTCTTGCAACCTGAGAGCGTTTGAACTCCAGCCAGGCGATAACGTTTATCTTGATTTCAGCCGATATGGATGGGACGCCAAGGTTTTTGAGGTCATTGATTGGTCGTTCTCGTTCACAAACTCTGACACTGGCTCCGCACCTATCGTCAATCTGACGCTGCGCGAGACTGCATCTGGCGTTTATGACTGGGCGTCCGGTGACGAAACCATCGTTGACATTGCACCAAATACCAATCTGCCGGACCCGTTCACCGTGACTGCGCCTGGCGTGGCCACAACGGACATTTTAGAAATCGCCGCCGAGACTGTTATCACAAAACTGGTGGTGACTTTATCCGGTGAGGCTTCTTTCCAAAACCGATACGAGGTGCAGGCCAAGATTTCAACAGCCACGGATTGGATTAACTTAGGCCAAGCAACAGGTTCAATTTTTGAGCTCTACAACGTGATCGATGGGGCGGTTTATAACGTTCGCGCTCGCTCTATCAACTCGCTTGGCGTGCGTTCAGATTGGGCCACAGATAGCCATGAAGTCGTTGGTAAGACTGCTCCGCCAGAGGATGTAACGGGGTTCTCGATCAACATCATTGGCACGCAGGCCTACCTGACATGGAACCCCGTTGGCGATTTAGATTTAAGCCATTACCGCATTCGTCATTCTCGAGCAACGACAGGTGCTGTCTATTCTGACGCAATCGACTTGGTCGAGAAGGTGCCACGCCCTAGCGTTTTTGCCGTTGCGCCAGCGATGACCGGAACGTACTTCATCAAGGCAATCGACAAGCTCGGAAACGAGAGCCAAAACGTGGCCGAGATTGTTGCAATTATTGAGGACATTAAGGGCCTGAACGCCGTTGCGACTGTGACGGAATCGCCTTCATTCTCAGGCTCAAAAACTGAATGCTTCGTAAACGATGAAGGTTTGCTAGTCCTAGATACCGCAGTCGATTTTGATAGCGTTGCTGGCTTGTTTGATGACGTTGACGGCGACTTTGATGGTGGTGGCGGTACAACGTCGACAGAAGGCACATATTATTTTGGCCAGACCGTTGATCTTGGATCCGTTTACACATCCCGTGTCACATCCAACATTACCGTTGGTCGCATTGATTATGTGAACCTTTTTGACGACCCGACAGAGAATTTTGACGATCGCACCGGATTGTTTGACGGCGACCCAAATACCTATGGCGACACCAACGTCGAGTTCTACATTTCAACAACAGAAGACAACCCAGCGGGCACTCCAGTTTGGACGGATTACCGTCGGTTTTTTGTTGGCGATTACAAGGCGCGAGCATTTAGATTCAAAATTGTTTTAACCTCGCAAAGTGGCGATTCAAGCCCTACCGTGTCGGCCCTATCGGTGACAGTCGATATGCTGGACCGCGTCACATCCGGTAGCAACTTGGCGTCCGGTGCTGGCGCGTATGCTGTGACATTCAGCCCGGCCTTCAACGTAACGCCAGCAATTGGCATTGCGGCCCAGAATTTACAGCAAGGTGACTTCTATGAAATCGCCTCAAAATCGGCCACAGGCTTTACAATCACTTTCAAGAATTCAGGCGGTTCTGCCGTCAATCGCACGTTTGATTATGTCGCCAAGGGTTACGGCGAACTCGCAGCTTAAAGGAGCGAAAATTGTCTCAACATGACCTCAGCATTGCGAATCAGGGTTTCCCTGCGTTTCGCTCAGACCTA